TATGGAAAAGTTTCTGGAACATTTGAAGAAATAGAAAATGCTTACGGAAAAGTTTCCGGAGTATGGGAAGAAGCTGATGAAATTTATGCTAAGAACTCTGGTACTTGGGAATTAGTATTCGCAGCTTTTACAGCAACCTCTCTTACAACATTAAGTTCTGGTTCAGGAACTTTTACAGTACCCGATGGTGCTAACGCAATTCACATTCAAGCAAGTGTTGGTGGTGGCGGTGGTGCAATGCGAGGTGTTGATTATGATAAAGCAGGCGGAGAATCAGCAGGTGCAGGTGGTGGATCAGGCGCTTATATATCTGATAAAGTATTTACTGTAACACAAGGAGAGACAATTTCTTACAGTATCGGTTCTGGAGGTGCAAACGGCACAGGTACTTATAGTGGAAGTGCAGGCGGAGGTGCTAGCACAACTATAGCTGGCTCAGGTATCAATATTTTTACATTAACTGGTGGTGGTGGAGCTTCAGCTTCAGGAGGTGGTGTACAAGGCCCTTTAAGAAGTAACACAGCAGGAACCGCAGGTTCAAATACAATTTCAGGATCTGTAATCACTTCAGGAAATTTTAGAGATACAGACGGAGCCACTAAATCAGTTACTACATTAACTTCAGGTCCTGTTGGAACTTTTAACCAATCAGGTAATGGTGCTGTTGGTGGAAACAACGGTAACTGCGGTGGAGATAACTGTCAAATTGGTGGTTCTACAGGGGCTGCTTCTTATTCTGGAAATGTTTCTGGTGGAGCAGGTTCTCCAGTAGGTTCATCAACTAATGGGTCAGCAGGAACAAGAGGTTCTGGGGGAGGAGGTGGTGGAGCTCAATACGGCCCTGGATCTACTCAAGGGGGCTCAGGCGGAACAGGTGAAATTCAGTATAGATTTTTAAGAGTAAATTAGTATAGTGCCTTATGGCAAATATATCAAAATGGTTTGGTTATCCTGTATACATAACTAAGTTAGAAAACTTTGAAGAAATAAACAAGACAATAGTTCCTATAATATTAAACGATATTACCCCAACCAATTCTCAGTATGCTAAAACTACAGATGTAAAACCAAAAAAGCTGCAATCAATAGATGATAACTTACACAAAGATAAAAGATTTAAAGAATTATATATTGAGTTAACTAAAGTTATACAAGGTTGTTTGTCTGCACAAAAATATAACTTAGATTTATTTGAAGTTTATATTACAAAGTCTTGGGCAACTCTATCCGCTAAAGAACAGTTCATTTCTTACCACAGACACATGAGCAGTCACTTTAGTTTTGTCTACTACCCACAAGCTCATGAACAAGGTAACTTGTTTTTACTAGATGATGACGCACATAAAGTTGGTTTAACAATACCAAAAAGAGATCCTTATTTTACAGAGTGGGATAACAGTAATTATGGTAAAGCTGAATACCCAGCTGAGACAGGCAATGTAATTATATTCCCTTCAATGATGTTTCATGAGACGGGTAAGAATAATAAAGATACTCCAAGACTATCTATATCAGGGGATATCATGTTAACTATGAAAGAGGGTGTAAAATCTGAACATAATATACCTTCTCCGTCTACTTGGATGAAGCTCTAAAATGATGTAAAATGGCTTTATGCCTTTAACAAATGTAAAAATAGCACCAGGTATTAATAAAGCAGATACCCCATCGGGTGCTGAAGGACAGTGGATAGATGGTGATTTTGTTAGATTTAGATATGGTCAACCAGAAAAAATAGGGGGCTATACCGCTATTGGACAAGAAACTATTGCAGGGCCTACACGTGCTCAACATACTTGGAATGATTTAGAAGGCAGAAGATATGCAGCACTAGGTACATCAAAAGCATTATACATTTATTACGAAGATAAATTTTACGATATTACTCCACTAGCAACAGCAATCACAGGTGCAACTTTTACAAGCACCAACGGATCAAATATTGTAACTGTAAATAAAACATCACACCCATTGGATGTCGGGGAATATATTACTTTAAGTTCTGTAACAGTGCCTGGACAAACTACAACTTTAAATGGTGCTATAACAGATTCTGATACTACAATAACTTTAACGAGTGCATCAGGTTTTTCTGCCGCCGGAACGGTAAGAATAGGGGATGAGCTAATAACCTATGCGAGTATATCTACAAATGACCTAACAGGTTGCACAAGAGGTACTAATAGTACCACTGCCGTAGCTCATGTAGATACAACTGCAGTAAGAGAAGCAACAGTTACAAGATACAATACAACAGATTTTACAACAAATACTTTTGAAATTCTTACAATAGCTACAAATTCTTTTACAATTCAAATGACAACAACTGAAACTGGAACAGGAATGACGGCAGGTGGAGGAGCTACAATAAATCCTTACGAAGATATTGGTCCAACAATTCAAACTTATGGTTATGGTTGGGGTACAGGTAATTGGAGCAGGCTTTCTTGGGGGTCAGGTACAACGAGTTCAAATATTATCCTAGACCCAGGTTCATGGTCTTTAGATAACTTCGGAGAACAATTAATTGCAACAATTAAAGATGGTAAAACATTTACTTGGAATCCAGCTGATTCAAATCCTTTAGAACAGAGAGCAGTTATTATGGTAGGTGCTCCAACTGCCACAAGATCAACAATAACTTCAGATAGGGATAGGCACGTAGTTCACTTTGGAACAGAAACCACTATTGGTGACACATCAACACAAGACCCTATGTTTATTAGATTTAGTGATCAAGAAAATTATAATATATATGAACCTACTTCAATTAATACGGCAGGAACTTTTAGATTGGATACAGGTAATAAGATTGTAGCTGCTATCTCAGGTAAAGATTACAACTTAATTTTAACAGACCAAGCTGCATATCAAATGCAATTCGTAGGTCCACCTTTTACTTTCTCAATAAGACAAGTAGGTTCTAACTGTGGGTGTATTGGACAGCATGCTGCTGTTTATGCAGATGGTAAAGTTTTCTGGATGGGTGCCGGCGGAGGCTTTTTTGTATTTGATGGTACAGTTAAATTACTTCCATCACTTGTGGAAGATTTTGTATTCACGACCACTGGATCTAATGAAGGTATTAACTATTCCTCTAGTGAGATTATTTATGCTTCACACAACTCTTTATTCAATGAAATAGTTTGGTTTTATCCAGCAGGTACTCCTTTAGGTAGTCCAGCAGTTCAAAATGATAGATCGGTTGTTTATAATTATGTAGAGAATAACTGGTCTACAATGACTTTAGCTAGAAGTTCTTATGCAGACGCAAGTACTTATGATGTACCTTATGCAACATATTATGATTCAACTGCTATACCTACTATATCAAATTTAAGTGGTGCAACTAATACTTTTGGCTCTTCTTTATATTATGCCCATGAGATTGGTAATAATGAAATAGCTTTAAATGGAACAGAAACAGCTATCGCAGCTTATATTCAATCGGGGGATTTTGATTTACCCACAGGAGGTGATGGTGAATATCTAATGAGAGTTAGTAGATTTATACCAGATTTTAAAAATTTACAAGGGAATGCAGTAGTTACAATATTTTTAAAAGACTTCCCAATTGATACAGGGACTTCTTCCCAATTAGGGCCTTTTACTATAAACTCTACAACAGAAAAAATAGATACTAGAGCAAGAGGTAGACTAGCTAATTTAAAAATACAAAATAATAATGTTAATGAGACTTGGAGATTCGGAACTTTTAGAGCAGACGTTAACCCTGATGGAAAAAGATAATGGCTAAGATAAACGTATACATACCAGAACCACAACCCGAATACTCTCCGGAAGGGTTTAGACAAATTAACCAAGCACTAGCCACTGTTGAAAATCAATTAAATACTTCTTATCAACAGGACTTGAAAAACGAACAAGATTCCTTTAATTACTTTATGTCATGACAATAAGATACAAAAGCGAAACATTCGATTTAACTACAACTAATCTTACTACTATTTTAACATGTCCTGCAGATGCAACTATTCTTGTAAAAACAGTGCAGGCTAGTCATAAGGCCGGAGGAAGTGTGGTCTTAGATACTTATTTGCAAAAATCTGGTGGATCAGACGTTGAGATAAGTCACCAAACTTTATCAGCAGAATATACAAATATGATAAGTAATACTTTAAATATGGAAGCTGACGATGTTCTTAAAATGCAAGCAGATACTGCAAATGAAATAACAGGAGCTGTAAGTTATGCTTTATTAGATAGATCACAGGAAAATGGCTAAACAAAATTTTTCTTCATTCGTACCTAGAGCAAAACCCCGTAAGCGTCCAAGACGTCATAAGAAGACTCTTAACAAA